GTTTGCGGTCATCGAGGCCATGTGTGCCTCCGTTGATACGCTTCGTCAGCGCGAGGATTGCGGCATCGTTGATGCCCTGATCGCAGATACCCCACAACTTGTTCTTGTCGAAGAACCACAGAGCGCTCTCGAAGCAGAGTTCACCGGCCACGAGGTCTGGGTTGTCCATCACGTCGGGGCGGCCAATATAGTCGGCGAAGGCTTGGTAGTTGGCCTTCCCGGTGAGTTGGAGGGCACCCCTGCCCCGGTACTTCCAGCCGTCGCCGGAGGCCTCGTCGCCGTTGGCCATGCGGTTGGCGTAGACGCGGTTGGCGATGCGCTGCGGCTGGCGTTCGTAATTCTTAGCCATGCCTTCGGTCGGGAAGTACTCGCCGAAGATGCCGCGCAGACCCTTCCAGCCGTAGTTCAGGTTCTCGCTGAACGCCTTGAAGTTGCCGCTTTCGTGCGCCGTTTGAGCAAAGAAATGCGCAGCCCGATTGGGCGACAGCTTGTAGTAAGCTGCCGCCGCCTTGAGCGTACCGGGGCCGAAAGCCCCGTCAGCCGTTACGCCGATTTTCTTTTGTAGATTAATTAGGCTCATTTCCCTGCACTCCGCCAATCTGGAAAGTCGTTTTCGTCAACTACGCCGTCGCCGTTGATGTCATAGCGCAGGTCACCGCGATACTTTTCCCAAGGCTCCATGTCATCGTCATCATCGTCGTCAGGAAGGTCTGGCGTGTCGACGGCAGTCGTGCCCTCGTGGCCCATAGGCTCTGTTGCCTCCATCGCGGGCGTCAGGTCGAGTGGCGGCAGTGGCGCTGGCGCAGGCTCTTCTGGCTCAGGGTCGTTGCGGTCTTCCGGCGGTGGCGGAACCAGCTCACCCTTCATGCCCATCAGCGTGGCGTAGGAACCAGCCACAGCGCCGACGACCGAGGTCATGACGTAGCTGAGGAGACCGAAGACGTCCTTGTTGTCGATAATCTCGTTCGACACGAACAGGCCAACAATCATCGCGCAGGTGATGGCGATGATGACAAACGCCATCGTCTTAGCCGCCAGCAAGAGCGCCTTGATGCGCGCTTCCAATAGTTTATCTTCCATCATCAGTCCTTTCCGGCCAGCGGGTTCGCCAGCGTCTTTTGAATACGTTCCGCAGTCTGGGCTTCAAGTTCCTTGACCCGACGCTGCTGCTCCTGATCCTGCTGGCGCAGTTGCTCTATGATAGCGCGCTGCATGGCCATGTTCTGCGCGTCGCTATTCCTAACGCTGCTCGACACCGCGTCAACCGTCTGGCGCGTTCCGCTGACGCTGCTGGAAATGCTGCCCGTCATGTAATTCAGGGCTTCGCTGTTGATCTTGGTCAGGCGCTCGACGCTCGTGACGCGCTCATCCAGCACAGAAATGCGGCTTTCAATGCCCGACAGATCAGGCGGCACATAAGCCGCCGTGACCTCCTTCATGGTCAAGAACTGCTGATACACCTGAAAGCCAGCCCAAAGACCACCAATGATGGTTGATAGGGCAGCAAAGATAATGGCAATTTTACCACTGCTCAGTTTACCAATGCTGAAGCTGAAGCCACTCTCGTCAAAGGCGACCTTGGGTTCCTCATCTGTATTGCTCATCTACCATCTCCTGCCAGCGGGCGTCGTTTGTCTGCATCAGGCGATACAATTCGAAGTTTGCATCCGGCAGCCTGCGCCTGCGGTATATATCACGAACTGCGTAAAAGTCAGCCCTGTCTTGCAGGGATGCCTGCGTGTATGCCGCGAACCCCGGCACCGCACCCATTTCCGAAATTGTTTCGCTTTGCCCCTCAGACATTCCGCCTTCGGATTGCTGTGCGCTTGCGGTCGAGGCGGCGGGAGGGGGTGAGCCGACCCCCAAGACCTCAACCGCATTGGCCATGGACAGCGGGCTGATGGGGGAGGTCGCCATATCCAGCGGCGACGCGCTTTGTGCCACCGACATTGTTGGCCCAAAAGAGATTGCCCCACCAAACGTGGTGTCGAAACGCATTTGTGTGGTAAACGCGCCAGACGCTGAGGCGTCCTGCGTTTCTTGAACAAAGCTGCTCTGCGCCTGTGTATTGGCTTGGACCTGCTGCGCCTCCTGCGCGGGGCCATCCTGTTGCATGCCGTCTTCAAAGTCTGGTCCGGTCGCGGCAAGCGCAGCAACCTCATCAGGGCTAAGGCGCTCAGCCGTGTCGGTTTCATCCGCACTGACCTCCGCTTCAGCGCCAGCGCTTTCTGTGGCGGCTTCAGGCTCTTCTGCCGGTGCTACAGCTTCAGCGACCACCTCAACCTCTTCTGCCCGTTCCAGCGCAGCCTCAGCCACCTCCTGCACCCGATCCATCGCCTCCGGCTCAATGACCGCGCTCTGCTCCACAGCTTCGGTAATCGCGGCCACGGGATCAGGTATAACGTCTACAGCGGCTGGCGGGCAGGTTGGGTCCATTGGCGTCACATTACAGTCAACGGCCACGACCTCAGGTTCAGGCGCAATCCATGACAGGATGCCGGACTGGTTCTGCATGAACTGCGCGTTGCGCCCATAAAAGAGGGTGATGTTATCGTCCGCAGTTGGGCCAGTAATCCCAGCGGTGAAGGTGTGGCCTCCATTAAAGCCCAAATTGCCGTAATTCAGTTGTATCTTGCCGTCGGCAAAGAGGCCTATCTCGAAGGTGCTGCTGTTGTTCGTGCCATACTCGTTCACACCATACCAGCCGAAGAGGATCGAGCCATTGTCGCGACGATAGTAAGGGTTGCCGGTAAAGCTGATTAGGTCTGACCAATAAGCGTAAATGGTATTGCGCTGCGCCATTTCGATGGGCTGGCCGTTGCAGCACAAATGCGCCCCGCTTTGAAACGATACGAAGCCGTTGCTCGACACCCAAACGTCGGTGAAAGTCTGGCCCCAGTACTCAAACTCAAAGCCAAGAGCGACGTTCCGCGTGTTGTCGTCGCCCAGATTGAGCGGCGTCATCGTCGTTGGAGCGCCAAGAATTTGTGGAGCCACCAAGACAGGCTCATAGGTCTGCGCGGAAACAGGTGCTGCGAAAGCCGATATAAGGAAAAGGATTTTAATCCTTGTCAGGGCGCGCATCGACGTTTTCTTCCCACGCAGCGCTGGCTTCGTCGCCAATCTTACCCATGAACGGGCAAGGTGTGCCAGCCATTTCCATTGCCTTAAAAACACGGCGGTCTTGGCACAGGAGGCTCACAGCGGCGACGCGCATACCCATGTCGTATAGGGTCTTAGACAGCTTCATGCGTTCGCAGTTTTGGTCGCGCACAGTGCGCCCAGCCGACAAGCCAATGATTTGCGTCTGCACCGCACCAGACTGGCCGGTGGTGCAAAGATCTTGGCTGTAGGACATCATGCTTGGCGCGATGGCGCTGGGAGGTGGCGACTTGATATTCTGGTCGATTATCTGGCGACTGACGCTTTCGCTGTAGCTTTTGCTGTCGGACACGTTGACGTTGTTGTTCTGGTTGACGTTGTTCGTCGAGGCCGTGCTGTTGATCGTGCTATTGCTTGTGTCGATATTCCGGTTGGTATTGTCAGACGTGCTGTTCACGCTCTGGTTGATCGTGCTGTTGCTGGTGTCGTTATTGTAATTGTGATTGGAATTCGAATTCACCGACGTGCTGGTGTTTTGGTTGATATTCGTCATGGTCCCAGAATTGATATTCTGGTTCACATTCGTACTGGTGGACGTGTTGTTATTGTTGTTGGTCACCGTCCCAGAATTTATGTTCTGGTTGACGTTCGTGTTGGTTGACGTGCTGGTGGACGTATTATTGTTGTTGTTCGTATTGGTGCTGGTGGACGTGTTGGTGTTGTTCGACGTGCTGTTGGTGGTCGTGTCGTAAACATAGGACACTGGCGCGGGGGTCGATTGTGCAATCACCATGGAAGCTGCACCGATTGTGGCCACAAAACCTATCAAAAAACGCTTCATCACCGATCCGCCTTGTTATCCAGCTTGTCCTCAATCCTGCGGAGATGGATCATCACCTCATCAAACTTTTTATCGATGGCGTTGAATTTTTCGTCGCCAAAGCCAAGGCGCGCTTCAAGTAGCGTCAACTTGTTGGTCAGATTTACCCATACAGTGATCAGCGCCCCAACAAAAGTCAGGGCGGTGATGACAAAGCCGATGATGGTGAGCAGGGTATCAACCGTCATAAGAGCGCATCCGCCTCAAGGGTAATGGTTGCCGTATCAAGCACAGTTGCTGTGCCAACCTTGCGGATTTGAAGCGTAATCTGCGCTGTTTCATACCCACCAGCATTCGCAAATGTATTCCACTCTTGAGTGCTTGATAGCGCCAGCCAAGCGCCGGTCACGCCAGCGTTCAAAGACCCATAAACAAGGGTGGCAAAGACCTCGTAGTTCGAGGCTTGCGATGTCGGCGTACACCACTGCCCTATGTTACTGTAGGAATTGTTCAGGCGCTCGTCCGTTTGACCGCCGGATGTAAGGCGATACCCAGCGGTGGCACTTGAAAGCCCACCCGAAGCGTAAGAGATGTTTTGGTCGCTAATCGAAATTACGACATTGGTGGTGCCGTAAAAGTTTTGGATGCTGATTGCACCAGAGGAGGGAACGGCACCGTAAGTGCCAGTTGTGCCCGCCGGAACCAGACCGCCGCCTGCATAATACTCGCTTAGCGAAATGGGGTTTGTGCCACCAAATTCGCCTTGAATATCGGAAAGCGACAGCGGTACGCCGGGGCCCGGTAGTGCCATTATTTTACTCCCCGAAGTTCATCCACCTCAGCGCGCAGTTCCTTTATGGCCTCGACAAGAAGCCCAACAAGGTTGCCATAAGCCAGCGACAGAGTACCATCATTATCCGCGACCGCCTCTGGCAGCACGGCCTGAACGTCCTGTGCGATTAAACCTGTCTCACGATGGCCTGTATCTATGCGTGTGTAGGTATAGCCAGTCAGCGTATCGACCTTATCAAGCGCATCGCGTATCTGCGCCATGTCAGTTTTAAGCTTGGCATCGGAGTAAGCGGTTACGTTACCCGAAGCCGTGATGCTGCCTGAAGCCGTCAGGTTGACGATGCTGTAGCTATTGGCACTATTCAGAGCGTTGGCTGTTGTCGCCGTCGTAGCCGTTGTGGCGCTGGTGGCCGACGTTGCCGACGTTGCCGATGTGGCCGTCGCAGCGTTGCCACTGATGCTTATATTCCATGTGCCAGTGGCACCCGTGCCGTTGGGCTGGACAGGGGTATAGGTAAGAGCGGTCGTAATGTCTGCCGCACTAAGCGTAACCGCGCCCGTGCGGGTGTTAAAACTGGTAACGCCTGTGCCCAGAGCCTGTGAAACCCAAGCCGTTCCGTTGGATGTAAGTACATTGCCTGCGGTGCCGGGGGAGACAGCCGTAACAGCAGACGTGCCCGCGCCGATCAGGACCGCGCCTGAGGTTAGCGTTGTGGCACCAGTGCCGCCATTGGCAACCCCCAGTGTGCCGCCAAGCGTCAGGGTTCCTGATGTGGTAATTGGGCCACCGGACAGCGTCATGCCGGTGGTGCCACCCGATCCCGACACCGAACTTACGCTACCGCCGCTCACGCCAACGGCCACACCGTTAACAAAAAGGCCAGTCGCGTTAATTGTGCCAGCACCCTTTGCGCCAGCAGTAGGTGAGCCTACCTGAATGCCCGCAGAGGCATTGAGGCTGGTGATGTCGGTGTTGGTGCCTGAGGCAGCGGCTCCAAGACTGTTGCGGGCGTCCGCTGCGGTGGTCGCGTTTGTACCGCCATTGGCAATAGGGAGGGTCCCCGTTATCTTTGAGGCGGCAAGCGATGTGATCCACGACGGGTTGGCGTAGCTGGAACTGATCAAGGCGGCGTTTGTTGTATTGAGGCCAACATTGGTGCCATCGCAAATAATCCCAATCGTATACCCCTGCGGGACGGTAACGGTGCTACCGCCACCAGCCGAAGAGAATAGAATGGAAAATGCCCCGGACGTATTATTAAATATGTACCAGAAACCGCCGACGCCAGCAGGAAGCTGGTAATTGACGTTTGCTGTCAGCGTCCCTGTAATAGCAATAATCGGAGGCCTGTATTGCGATACTGATAGCGTCACAGTTCCAGACGCGCCAACAGCATTTATGGTTGTCGTGCCACCAAAAGCCGTATCGATGATGTCCCAGTCGTTGTTGACCGGGGTTGACCATGTGTTGTTATAGTCACCGTTTGCGGGCTTTTCGATATATTTATTGGTGGTATACGAACTGACCATGGGTTACTCCTTAGATGGCTTTCTGCGCGACAGCCAAGGCACTTGCTATAGCATCATCGCGCTCATTTAGCAGGGGTTCCGTTGCCTTGTTCGAAACCTTTTTAGCCATTTTCGCTTTGTTCATCAACGCCTGAATAAGCGGCTCAATCCCGCCAACCTTGCCGCCAGCCTTGTATGCAGCGCGACCGCCACGGGCTTGTGGTTGAGGTTGTTGTTGTTGTTGTTGTTCAAACTGGGCCGCTAATTTTTCAGCATCAGCTATGTTCTGGCTTTCCATCATTGCATTTGCATCTGAATCATTCTGAGCAGTTTGCTTCGCATCCTGATAGCCAGAAACAACACCAGATGTGCGAAGAGGCGCGTTAACAGTCCACTGAGGTATGTCCACTGAGTATTTTGGGGCCCCACCAAGTTCGTTGCGAAGCAAGCCAAGATCGGCAGCCCCTCGACTTGCGGGCCCGCTACCAAGCGCGCCTGTTCCCGCCATATAACCAAGCGTTCCAGTCGGGTCTATGGTACTCCCGGCAAGGTATCCGAAGGTGCCCCTTATAAGCGGCTTGGCCCTTTCGTAAATCCGTTGGCCAACACCCATGTTTGCGTCTAAATCACGGACAAGCTTAAAAGGCTCCCTTTGCGGGATTGCATTAGGGTCAGTAGCCGCCCGCGCAGCCATGCTCCGCTCAAAAAGGTTTGCTTCGTTGGGGTCAAGGATATTGCGGTTTCCGTAGGTGCTATGAAAAGCCGCAAGATCCTGCGGCGAAGCGCCCTGTTGGCCATACCCTGTACGGATATAATCTTGAACCAAGGTTGGGTCTGTCATAAGGCCGCGATTAGGGTCTGTAAGGACATCAATCAGGGCATTGGGGTTTTGATAAGATGGCGTGACACCCTTTTCCCCTACAAATTTATCCTTGAAGACGTCGCCAATGTAAGTGGCGGCATCTGGCTCACTTGAAAATACAAACCTGCCAGTCGCGGGATCGCGCTGTGTAAGGTCGAACGTCCTTTGCGCCGCTGTCCGAACAATATCGTTCGCGGGCGTTGGAGGGGCATCGATGCCATTCTGCCGCCAGTTGCGGAATTCCTTGCGCGCCTCCGCCAAGTGGTTAATGGCTTCGTTAATTTTCGGTCCATTGTGCGTAGGAGCCATGTCAATGGCTGTATTATCTAGCGCATCAACCTGTGCCATGGCGGCTTTGTAGTCGCCCATATTGCCACTTTGGTAAGCCTTCTGGGCAACCGCGTTCAGCCGCTTGCGCTCAATTTCCAAATTTTGCAAATTAAGCATGTTGCGCGGGGGCGCTTGACCAGCCGCAATACTCGCAGCGTTTTCTTGATTTAGATACCGAACCAAGTCGGGCAGCGCTGGCTTCCCGCTGTTGGCGTCAATCCAAGTGGGAATTGCGGGATTGTAAGTGTATGTTGTATTAATCCCCGGTATGGTCGCGGTTAAGGGTTCAACGGTCTGACCGTAGCCACCAATGTTTTTTATTGAATTATCAAAAGACGCCGCCGAATTTGGGAAAAGGCTGGGGTTTTTGGCCACATCTTGCGCGCTCAAGCCCTGCTTGCGGAGCGCGGCATCATATTCCTGTTGGAACTTTGTTACAAAGGCGTCGGGGTCAGTGTAAACACCGCCACCTTCGGTTTCCGCAGCTTTATCATATGACCACTGATATGCATTCCGCTTCTCAAGATCGGCCCGAATAAAATCTTCAGCAATGTCTTGGTAAGTTACAGGGTTGGCTCCCTGACCGCCCAAATTTTCGCTAAGGTAATCACCCAACTGGTTGGTGGTTGAGGTCCGCGCCGCTGCTTCCCGGTTGCTGGAAAACAAACCGCTTTGCCCCATGCCCTTGTTTTGCTGTAGAATGCCCGGAGGTTCATTCGTGGCTGTTGACCGGGTAATGCCTATGGCATCTTTGGTGTTTCTGGCGGGAACGCCAGTTAAGCCGCCGCCCTCTGGCGCTGCGGTGCGAATAGCACCCTCAGCCAAAATAGCAGGCGTGATGCCCTTACCCTTACGGTTGATTGTCTGATCGATTACGCCGCCAATATAAGGGGGAGCATAATTCTCGCGCTTAAAGCCACGTCCTTGGTCTTCAAGCGCATCGAATGCTGCGTTAGCTTCCTTCGAAAATGGGTTGTCAAATTTGTCGCCAGTTTCTGCCTGAAACTGCTCCCAAATGCCCCGTTGGGTCGGTATCGATATAATCTGCTCAGCAGGCACACCTGAATCAATAAGCTTTTGCTCTTCAGCCTTCTGGAAGGCACCCCACTCGCGATTAAATTCTGGGCTATAGATACTGACTTTGTATGGGGATATTTGGCGCGCGGTATTGACGCCGGTTTCTATAGCCTGAGCGCCCACTTTGCCGACAATAGGCGTTATGGGATCAAGACCCCTGCCAGTCAGATCAAGGGCTTTGCCGGTCACGTCGAGCGCTTTTGTTAATCCCTTCCCCACGTCGGTGGCTGCGGCACTTCTGTACACATCACGCGCAACTTTGGCCTTATCGACCACAGCGGTTCCAAAATCACGAACTGCCTGCATGGCTGAAGCGGTGCCCGAAAATTCTTCTGGGGAAACCAATCTTGTGCCCTTGAGGCGTGAAAGGTTTTGAACAAGCGATAGGCCATTCTCAAGGCCAGATGCCTTTCCTAACCATGATGCAACCTTAGAAAAGCCAGCACCGCCGCCAACAAAAAGTGATCCAACCTCAGCGGGGTGCTGCGTAAGGTCACGCGCAAAACCGTTCCAATCGAATGACAATTCCTTTGTCTTGGGGTTGTATACCCCATAAAGGGCCAAGGCCATTTTATAGTTTGCTAAATCCTCTTGGCGTCTTTTTGCAGCCGTTTCGAGGTCCATTTTGTTGGCATCGACAGGATCAACAAACGTAGGGGCAAAGGGGTTGAATCCCATAGGCATGAGCCCCGACTGCCACCCATTCCCACCACTAAGAAAAAATGTGTCGCGATATTGCTCAGGCGTCATGCCTGCGGCAAAAGCACCGCGCTTTAAGGAGTCAAGAAACGCAAGCCCCTGCGGTGCATCTGCAAGACCCTTTACGGCATCACGCGCAACCTCAAGTGGGTGCCAGTTGTGTACGACGTTGTGCCCAGCCTCATAAAGAGTAAGGGGTGGAGACTCTTGTGTACGGTATCCATATTTGGGGTCGATAAGGGCGTTGCGCACCTGAGCCTTGACGGGTTCGCCGTCAGGCCCAATAATTGGCTGACCGTTTTCATCCAACTGGACTTCTTCATAAAGCTTGCGCTCTGATGGCTTAGCTTTAAGCCATTTTCCAACCATATCTACGGCGCCAAGTAACCCTTGGGCCTCTAGCTGATCCGCAGTTCCGATTGCTGGTACATCATCTTTAGCCATTACGCCCTCACCTACCGCTGCATTGTTTTACTTGCCATTTTTCCATTTGCGTCCCGATAGTACACTTTTGTACCATTCTTAACAGTGGGATCATTGACGGCTGCTTGATACGACGGGGCATAAACCATCGGATTTTGGGGTGTGCTATTAGGCAAATCCGAGATACCCGGTGCCCTTTTTGGTCCAGACGCCTTTTGTGAGCCGGATGTGCCGGGGACTGCCGCTGGTGCCCCTGCCGGACTCGCTGGCGGCGTAGCTGGCGTCGCAGTCGCAGTCCTAGTATTGGCGTTGTTAATGGAGGGAGTCGCGGTCGGATAGAGCGATTTTTTGGCTCGTTCAAGGCGCTCATCAGCGGTTCTAATATTCCGGTCAAGAACACCAACGACTGCCGCAACGGCAGCCGTGCTATTTTCAACGCTAAGGGACGCAGGCGAAATACCGGTACCTTCAAGCAGCGTGGAAAGCGCCGCAATCCTTTGCGCGTTTGTCTGACCTGAGCCAACAATATTCGCTGGAGCGCCATTTGCCAAAGCGGCGCTTGCAACCCTATTCCAGAATGATGTTGTTGCGCCAAGCTGAAGTTCCTGTCCGGAATCAAGCAATTTCTTAATGTCGCCAACGACATTCCTGATTGCCTCATTCTTAAGGACAATATCCTCAGCCTTGGCATAAGTGTCAAGGTTGGCAGAGCCAATGTTAGCGACACTGGTATTGAATGCCTGTAGCTTAGGATCAGCGACTGCGCGGAATGCGTCCATATACGCCTTATCGGCTGTTGCGTATCTGGATTGAGCGGCCACAAGACGGGTTTGTGCCAATTCTATGTCACTTGGAGAAGCATATTGACTGCCCAGCAGCTCTTGTTGGGCAGCCATGTCAGCTTGTGCCTGTGCGCGTTCATTAAAGTATTGGGCGACATTAGGGTTCGCGTTTGCCCCAGCGACGATGCCCTCAACGCTATTGTCGCTGGGAGGGGTTGCCGACTTAAACTTAACCACATCTCGCACAGTTTTGGTTGGGGTATACAACTGAGCGCCTTCAGGGACGTCAGGCATGTATTGACCAGAACCCGTAAGCATTTGCTGTATCATGGCTTGCTTTTGACCGGGCGTAACCAAAAAAGTGTCTTCGCCGGGAGGAGCGCCGGGCTTGGTAAAGGTAAAGTTCTTACCATCAGGCGCAAGGCGGAAGAATTGATCAGCCAATGTCCTTGCAACCTCAGCCTGCTTGGCAGCGGCAGCCTGACGGACAGGAAGCTGCTTGTTGCGCTCATTAGCCAAGTTTTGATACGATTGCGCACCAGCGCCAAGGCCAGTCGCGAGTGCTACGCCAAGGCTGCGCGTAGGCGCAGTGCCCATGGCAGCAATACCGGTCAGTAGTGGGATGATCGATCCAGCAGACCCGCGCTTAATGCCTTTGAAAAAGGGTTCAGACAGGTAATCATAGCTGTAGGGCGCAACTGCCCCACCCTCAAGGCTGACAGGATTTTGCCTACCACGACCAAAAATAGTTTTGCGCATGGCTTCCTGCGGCTTGCCACGAGGGTCTAGCTTTGCGGTTACCACAATGTCATCCACTACCGGTGGCTTCTTTTCAGCGTCTTCCACTACCGGTGGCGCGACACCAGTGGCGTTAGGTTTGGCATCGGCTGGCGTGGAAGCAGCAACGGAAGTGGCATCAGGGCCCGCTGCACCAAGACCGCCCTCTTTGCGCCTTGAAGGCTCTGGAGTTACTGTCTGGATTGGGGTTGCCGCAGTAATTTCTTCAGCCAACTCTTCTTCAGTTTTTGGAACGCCGCCATCCTGATACCCATCACGCCCTGCAAGGCCACCTGAAGCAAAGCCAATTTCCTTGGCGCGCTTTGCCATGGTGTTGCCGGTCCAGTTAATGAGTTCGCCAACGGTGCGGATCTTCCTTTTCGCAAACACATCTGGGTTGGCAGTAATTGCGTCTTTATCAACAGCCAATTCAACTGGCGTATTGGGGTCTGCCCTCAGCGCCCTTACAGCGCCAGAAGGCCCAAGGAAGTGGGCCAAATAGACGTTACGGGCATTTGTATCGAACCCATATTTCCTGAGATGTTTTGCGTTGTCCGCAATAATCATTGGGCCGAATTGAAGGTTAAGCTTGCGACCTTCGGGCGTGGTGCGAAGAGCCCTAATGCCTGCATCGCCCAATTCACGAGCCTGCTGCGGGAATGCCTTTTTAAAATAACTGACGTATGTGTCCTTAACAATTCCATACCTACCGAGCGCCGAAGAAGTCTTGGCTTGACCGTCCCCTTCAGCCGCAAAGATAATCTTTGCAATTCCGGACAGGTCTTTGGGCAAAGATGCCGGTACTGGCAGCAAACCGGCAGCCTTGGGCGCACCAGCAAGACCCTGATCACGGGGCGCATTTTTGCGGGCCTCCAATTCTTCGCGGAATTTTTTATTGGATGCCGCAAAGTTATCGACACGCTGTGGTGCAGCTTCAGGCTTGCGGCGCAGCAAAGACTCAAAGTGGCTATCGTTGCCAGCTATCAAATCTTCAGGATCTAGGTTGAAATCAAAGCCCTGTTCATTTTCTTCAGGAGCAGCCATTTCAGCACCCATCAAGCCAGCGGTTGGCTCACCACCCATCGCGAAATGACCGCGCTTAGCAGCGCCAGAGGTTGCCTTGGCGTAATCGACAGTCTTGTACTTGCCAGCCAAGCCAACAGCATGAGGCTTATGACCCTCAACCTCTTGAGCAAGAAGCCCGATTTGGGTGCGCGGATCACCCTTATAGTTATAGCTATGGACAATCTGGCCGTCAAAAAGCTTACCAATTGGCTTGATGTTTTCTTTCAGGCGCTTGTCGGAGAACATGGCGGCTACCTTAGCCACAGTGCCTGCAATTTGGGCAACCTTGGCAGTCTTGCTGAGTCCGCTTTCAGGCTTTTCAAGCGAAGCCGCAGTCATTGGCTGACGCGAGGCATCCAAATCATCCCCTTCAGGAATGTCCAGACCCTGACCACCATAAGGCGTACCGCCGGTTGAAAAGAGACCAATCTTTTGCCCAAATTTACCCAATTTCATTCCGGTATCGGCCACATTGGCTACCTTGCTAAGCTTGTCGAGACCGCTTTGCTGACCCGGAAGATTGCCAGCCGTCATGGGGCCGTTTGAGCCACCAGCAAGGGCATCCGTTGGGATGTCTAATCCCTGACCGCCGTAAGGGATGCCGCCGCCCATGGCATAATCCTCTGCCCTTTCGGTATCAGATAAAACGCCTATTTCCTTCAGAAGATCTTTCGAAATACGATATTTGTCGTCTTCAGGTTTTTTGTCATCGCCCCAAGCGCCTATGCCTTCGCCAAACTTATTGATGCTGCTACCAAGATCAACCATGGTCTTGGCCTGCTCAGCACCAGTGGCTCTCTGTGGCAGCGCGGAGGGCGTCATTAACTGGCTTGGAGCGAAGCTTGACTGCGGCACAAGGCCACCGCCAGCATTTGGTCCGCCAGCGTAAATCCCGCCACTGGTAAGCGGGGCGTACATAGCCTGCTGCGCCTCAAGCATTTGCTGCATTACGGCTGGATCGTACCCAGCAAGACCGCCGTTGGAGAAGCCCTGACCTGCGTTATATGGCATTACGCTGCCACCAGCGCTTGCAAGGCCACCAGAAGCCATATGGCCACGGTCGGCGGCATCTTCAGTTGCCTTGTCGTAGTCAACGGTCTTGTAGCCACCAGCAAGGCCAACAGCCTCCGGATGATGCTTCTGGACCTCTTGCGCGATCAGACCGATCTGTGTGCGCGGATCGCCCTTGTAGTTGTAGCTGTGGATGGTCTGGCCATCGAAGGTCTTACCGACGGCCTTGATGTTTTCCTTCAGACGTTCGTCAGAGAAAAAGCCACCGGGCTGTGTAGTTGTGGTTGTAGAGCCTTGCGCCGTACCGGTGCCAAGAGCGATGTTGCTTGCCAATTGAAGCTGCTGGTATGGCAGCGATTGAGCCTGAAGGAATTGATTGTACAGAGCATTGTTTTCAGCCTGCTGAGTGGCTTGCTGTGCTTGACCTGCCGTCATTTGGGCAGCAGCGCCTTGCAGGGCCGCAGTTTGAGCGCCTGTGCCAAGGGCAGCAAGCTGGCTGGCTGTGTTGGCTCCTATGTTGTAAAGCCCACTGCCCAATGCCGCTGATGTTCCCGCTGCCGTGTTTCCTTGGTTAAATAGTTGCTGACCAAGAGCAGCCTGCTGTTGGGCTGCTGTAGCGCTTTGTGCAAACTGTTGCTGACCCAAAGCGGCCTGCTGCTGGGCTGCGGTGGCGTTTTGTGCAAACTGCTGTTGACCCAAAGCGGCTTGCTGAGCCGCTGTTGTGGCACCCTGATTGAAGAGTGTATTGCCCACAGCAGATTGCTGCTGGGCAGTGTTTGTACCTTGGCCGTAAACCTGCTGCCCAAGGGCGGCGGTATTTTGGCCAGTGGTGTTGTTCATGTTAAAGAGTTGCTGACCAAGAGCGCCCTGCTGCTGTGCGGCGGCAAGCCCTTGTCCGAAGCCCTGCTGGCCAATGGCAAGCGCCTGTTGCGCAGCCTGCTGTTGCGCAGCCCGGTTGGCTTGAGAGGCACCAAGGTTAAGCTGCTGTTGCTGCTGGGCTGTGTTAAGCGCCTGCCCATAGCCCTGATTAAGAAGGCCAGAAAAGATTTGAGCGTTAGCTAAATTCTGCTGCTGATTCAGGTTCGCCGCAGCAATCCCTCCACGGTCGCCGCCAAAAGCACCAGAGCGGATGGCATTACCCATCTGCCCAGCCTGCTGTTGCTGGTTCTGCTGATTAAGAAGGCCAGCGGTGCCCTGCAAAACGGTGCCGAGGAACGGCGACATGTACCTGTTGATCTCATCAGCGCCCAATTCAGTCGGGTTCACCGCCTGAGCGCCGCTGGTCATGTAATTAGTGGCTATACCCTGATACGGCTGCGCGCCAGCAAGTGCCTGTTGGGTTCCGGCCAAGGACCGATTCGTTATATCACTACCCTGCGCCAATCCCTGTTGGTATAGGCCACCAGCGGCTTGGTTGTAAGGCTGCGCCGACGCATAAGCTGCGCCCAAATTATTGAGTGCGTTACGCTGTATCCCTGATCCCTCGCCATACGCTGCGTTGAGCGTGTTTGAGGATTGCCCAGCATACTGGTTTCCGACGTTCAGAGCATTATTTAAACTACCAGATGACTGGGTTGCGTACTGGTTTCCGGCGTTCAGAGCATTATTCAAACTAGCGGATGACTGGTTTGCATACTGGTTCCCAGCAGTTACACCTTGGTTCAGTTGGCTGGTGGCATTTTGATAGTAAGGAGTCACCCCTTGCTGAGCGTTATTAAGCTGGTTTGTTGCATTGCCGTAATATGATTGGGCCATATTCGATGCGGCATTCGTGTTAGCAATACCTGCCTGTTGCGTAGCCGTCAGCGGGGCGACAAACTGCCCTTGGTAATATTGAAAGGGCTGAGTGGTGACCGTATCAGCACGGGCGTTGATCGCATTATACCTAGCCAACACCTCTGGTGGGATGCTGATTGCCTGTGTTGACCTAGTGGTTTTACCGCCCATTTAATGCTCCGTTCTGGAGTAATCCCCAGTTTTCGCGCCGTATAGGAAAAAAGCACCGCTTGGCTTCCCAAACTGGCGCTCATACATCCGTACCTTAGCTTCCGTCCTGTTATTGGACAATACACCAATTATGAGGGGAATTCCAAGGGTATCAGATACTTTCTTGCTAAATTCGCACAAACGCCTTGCGCGACCGCCTTTTGCGCTGCGAAATTCAGGGTGAATGAAGATGGCTTTTTCCTCAACGACTGGCGCTTCTGAGTACCACATTGTGCCAATTCGAAGGACCACAATGCCTTCAATCGCTCCGTCTTTTGGGCCAATTAACCCCACAATACCGTGATCTTGGCACAGGGCTGGGTATATTTCTTGAACTAATTTTGCTGGACTTGCTTCAAGGAAGCCATTTTCTTCAGTCGCCTGCATGGCAACAACCATAATTTCGTCAAGATCCTCAGGCGTACCAACGCGAATATAAAGGTCATTTGGATTGGTTTTATCTGTCATAATCAATCTTTCTTAGGTCCGGGTAAATTCTTTAATGTATTAACGGTTTCAGCGCGCATGCGCTTAACGAATTCATCCAATACGCGATGGCCCGTGTCAAGGTCGCCGCCACCAGCCTGCATTACCTGCTCAGGCGTAACGACATATTCCCCGCCAGCAGCGATGATCGGCACTGTCGCAGCGCCACCTTCGGCTTTGCCGGGCAGCGGCTCACCGTAAGGTCCGCCTTCGACGCCGTAAGGCTCTTCCTGACCGGTGTATGGTACGCCACCGAAAATGGTGCGCATGTGCTTAAAGCCAGCCATGGTATTGCCTTCGCCCATGGCGCTGATGATGTCGGCTGGGATGACATAGGAGCCGGACGCCACATGCATTGGCAAGTGGTCTGTGCGGCCCGCTACAGCACTGTGGATGGGGCCGCTGTGGACCTTTGTGCTGACCTGTCCGCCTGTGGCGCGGGCTGTGCGCGCAGACTGCTTAAACGCCTCCGCTGTGGGTGCGCCTTCGCTGCCGGGTTTGCGCATGCGCTCCTTTGAGCCATGCTTAATCCGCTCACGCTTTGCGTGAATGTTGGCGTAGAGACCGCCGCCGTAGCGCTTGCTAATGTCGGGATCTTCCGGATCAAATTGACCATTGTTAAGAGTTGGGGACTTTATCTGATTAGGATTGAAAACAACATACTCTGGTGAGTTGAAGCCGTTTCCATCAAAAATGATGCCGTCATGATCAGGCGTCAAAGCCTCTAATGCTTTCCGCTTTGCCTCTGGGAATGACATGCCCTGCTTGGTATATTTCTTAATTGCAGCAGTTGTGTTTAGGGGATTTTCTATTCGGAGATGGGCAGCAACCACATCTCCACGCGGCACCTTAATGCTTGCCCCCTTTTCTCTAGTATAACCAGACGCATTGAGAGGGTCTGAAGTAAAGTATGTTCCGGGAACATCGCCTTGACCTGACCTTTTTGTAACTCGACTTGTGTCAAATACCCTAACACCTTTGGCGGTGCTGCCGTGATAGACAACCTTTGGATTACCCTCTTTGTCCGACACTTTGCTTTTACCAAACCAGCGACGCAAATTCTCTTCGCGGCGCGGATCGCCATGAGTGATGTCATCTTCATTCCGCCCGCCAGACGCCCGCACCTTGCGCGCAGTTGAAAGCGCAGCAGCGATGCTTTGGTCGCGAGGGTGACCAGATTTAATCATCTCAGCTATATTTTTGCTGATGACTTTTTGTGATTTACCGGGCTTTAATGGCATAATTACCTCACGAATAGCTGACTGTGACAGCTTGGCCTGTGCCCGGAGTTACAACGATGCCGTAAACCACCGGAAGATTAACAAATACAACACCGACTGTGTTTGGGATAGTGTAAATAGGTCTGGTGGTGGTGCCAGTTGCGGCGGCATCATAGATAGTGCCAACGCTTGACCCTGCGGTTGTGACTGTAACCATGGCCAGACGCCCGGCAGCGCCATTCACAACCGTCGTAGTGGTGATGTTTTGCAGGATTCTTGCACCCTGTACTGACACATAAGTCTGCGCTAGGCCGTTAATGGCCGATGCAATGTTTTTTGCGGTAGTGAGAAGATCGCTTAATGATGCCATGATTTAGAACTTTCCATCCGGTTGAACGCGATAGCGGATGTTCCCAATTCGCCAAAATGAGTCAATGTCGCTACTGCCAAGGCCAATCGACACCAACCTGCCACGAAAGCGTGGAGAAATAAATGTCGTGCCCTGCGTCAATGGATACGGGCCATATGTGGTGGGCGTCTGCCCGGCGTAATCCGCAACGTAGAATGTCAGGTTGACTGTGGCGTTTTGAGATCCGTCGTAATACCCCCATTTCATGTCTGGCCAGACCTGATCGACAAACATTTTTACGTCCGCTTCCGCCATGGCAAAATAACCTGTTTGGAAGCTGGATAGCATGGGCTGACCGTCAGCGTTTTGCGATGTCTCATGCTGGTAAATGTAGCGGCTAGTGGGATCTGCGCCAACGGGCGGCCCAATAACAGACTGATCAACCCAAGCGGATCGGCCAAGCGACCCAAAATCCCAGACCTGTAGGAAGACGTTGTATTTGGCGTATGCGTTGACCTCGCCGCCACTGCTCATGGTCGGATAATACCAAGTAATTTCACCAAAGCGCGAATTTACCCCGACCCTAATTTTTTCTAAATTAGTTTGGTCAAGGTCTTGGAATATGACGTCCCAAATTGGGCACGAAACAGGCTGCACACCCTGACCGGTCATTGAAAAGAATTGCGATGGCCCCATCCAATAAACGGCTCCGTTGATGGATGCTGCGGCTTTTTTAGCAATTAGACCGCAGCCAGAGCCCACCTCGTTGAAGGAATAAACGTATGGCTGCCCGATATACTGCATCGACCAAACGCCAATGTCGGTCCATAGCAGCGCCTGCTGAGCGGCCTGAATAGCGCCAACAATCCTTGAGCCTTTGGGTATGCGGTAGGAACCAGCCTGATTAATAACGGTGGCAATCCAGTCGTTATAATTACTGACATCGCACCACCGGACAAGCAGCGGATCTTGGATGCCCGTAAATGTCGATCCAAAAGCGATGATCTGGCGCTGAGGCATGGCCACGAAGATGCCGCTATTAACCGGAGGTGCCTGCGGAATGACAGTCGCCTGAGGGTTCGAGTCAGTTGGGTCCCATTCATAAATAGGCTGAAACTGCGGGGATTGCTCATATGTTGGGCAGGCAAGAAGGATTTCACCCCAGTTATCAAGGCTCCAATCATCCGCATTAATTGCGGTCCCGGTGCTGGGGGCAACAGCGGTACCGGTTCCGTACCCTCCGCTTCCATAGGTCCCAACGCCATATCCGGTGCCCGATGAAATAGCGCCAACGCCAAAGTTATAAATAAAGTGGGCTTGGTTGCCGTTTAAATAGCCGGTCGTGGTTGATGTCGGGAGCGTCAGCGCGTTAATCGTAAATTGGCTGCTGCTAATGACGGATTCAACGACAAAATCGCCATAAAATGTAGTGCCGCCAACCGTTGTAGACATGAGCACAGGGAAGGTGCTGCCCGGCAAGTAACCATGATTGGCCAATGTGACTGTAACAGAGGCTGCCCCAGATACAACGGAGAAAAGCGGAAGCGTTGTGGTCGTTGATGTTGATGTGGCTGGGAGCGGCGAACCAAGGCTATCCAGCGCCTGCACAGAATAAGATGTGGCCCCAAGGTACCCGTCAGGATCGCACTGATACAGACCAAACAGAATAAGGCCGCCAACCGATATTTGCGTTGCGATGTAGACCGTATTGTACTGTGTTATGCCCGTGGTGGTCGCGTCTGTAATAATGACGAAGCTGCTTCCAGACGTGGATGAGGCCGCTGCCGTGACGTTATCTGAGGTTGAGCGCGGCGTGATGTCATCAGCAACGCCATTTGTGATTACGCCAAGCTGGGCAGATCCGGTAACGCCCACCTCTTCTGTACCGTAAGCAAGGTGCTTGTTTGCCAGCGTATCCTGCCAAGCCCACAGAGCGCGGGTGATGGCAGGCGTTGTGTTGGGGTAATATTTAGTCCATCCACCAAGCTTCTGGACCAACGCGCCCTGCTGCCGATCAGGGATAAAGCGGACAAGTTCGCTGACTGAAATACCAGCCTCATTTAGGGCCGGTGTTTCATTTTGATCGACGCCGGGGCGTAGCTTCAAACTGGCGTGAGGCATGAAGCGCTACCTTGTTGGAGTGGCCGCAACGGGAGGCGACATGGATGACCAAGCGGATGCGCTGAACTTTTTGCGCCCCTCTTCGACCGCAGCCCCCTTCAGCAGGTTCTGATACTGCAATTCATAAGTTGGCCCCATGGCAGGGTCGTTAGACGCCTGACCAAAGTTGCGCTGGAATTGGGAAATATAAATCAGCGACGCTTGGATCAAAAGGTCCGGGAAATATGTGCTGATAAAGGTTGTGCCGGTGTTGGCCAAAGGCGTTGTCGCGTTTTCGTATAGCGTTGGCAGGCGCACCGTGCCGGTCACTTCTACGGTGTAAGCGGCGTCAGGATATGGCCCCACAATAATATTGTTGTAAGTTTCGCCGCCAGTGGAGAGGTCGCCACCAAACATGGCAAAAAGCTTTGGCTGAGCCCTGCTGGCGGTAGCCGAAGATCCATACACATTTTGCAGATATTCTTTTGTGGCAGGAAGGAGTGGGTATGTCACCCCGTCCACGCTCAGGGCAATTGTTTGCACGGTGACAAAATCATACGCCCCAATCTGCAATTTGTTATCGCCAATGGTCAGGGTGTAGGGACGCGATGTTTGCGATGGGAGGAGGTCCAAATCGCGCTGGATGCGCAGTTCCGCATAGTTGAGCATTTGGGGGATGATGTCGTTAAATGAAGTATCAACCCCCACGACAACACCAGCGGTGGTTTGCACATTAACAACGGCCATGGTGGCGACCTGCGTCACATAGCCATTATAGGTGAGTGGTGTTGTCTGAGGTGTTGCTGGCATGGCATCCTGCTGCAATAAAAATGATTGCGGCGTTCTACCAAATATAGAGTCAATGTTCTAGTGCTGATAATAAATCGGCATTTTTAGTCATGAGCCTTAGGTTTTCCAGCAATCGCTCATCATCTGGGGCATGCTGGATCGCCAGTTCGCACTGCTCAATTGCCACCTCTTTCATGCCAAGATACCAAGCTGCGATGCTGGCATAGTCATGCGGCTTCGCTCCCCACACCTCAGGATCGACCGTGTAGACCAGTTCGCGGTCCTTGATGGCCAGTGCAGACAGCGCAGCGCCATAGCATTCAGCCCACATGTGCCGTTCATAGGCCAGCTTAGCAATCTCGACCCAAGGTTCGCGGGTGTTTGGCGCTTCCACCATGCCCATGCGCGCAGCGCGCATAGCGTTGTCCCAGTCGCCCAATTCAGAATAGCAGCGCGACATTACCCTGTACGCATAGCAGCGCTCATTCGCCCAACTGGCACCCGGCAACGCCAGATACCGATTGCATTCATCAATGGCCTTTTGCCACTGCCCATGGAACGATAATTCGCGGGCATAATAAAACGCGTTGCGTGGATCGTGCGGGTCTTCTTTGACCGACATTTCCAACAGCGGCAGATACTGGCCACGGCTCTTGGTATTGTCCGGCTTATGCACCACCAGCAGCATATCTGTCTGGGCGTACTTTTCATCGATCAGATAAGGCACCGGATATTCATGGCATGGGTGAACCCAGCGATAGCCATGACGCGCATGAATTTTTTCGTAAAAGAACGCGATTCCGGCACCCCAGTCGAATTTATATCGCAGGCGGGTGGTGTCTTCCGCCCACACGCGCTCAATTTCCTCACGCCAACCGGGCTGGAGTTCTTCGTCCAGATCAAGGCTGACGCAGATGTCTATGTCTTTTGGGATAAGGGCCAGCGCAGCATTGCGCGCATCGTCAAAGCGCCATGGTGTGATGCAAATTGGCAACACCTTTGCGCCATGCTTCTTGGCAAGCTTGACGGTATTGTCGGTTGACCCAGTGTCAGCAATCAGGATTAGGTCTGCATCGCTGGCCGATTTGCAGAACCGCTCAACAAACATCTCCTCATTTTTGGAGATGGCATAAACGCATATTTTCATCGCAATATATAATCCATAAAATAGTGGTCGCCCCGTTTATAGAGGCGACCCATAGCGTTATCAAATTTTTTAAAGTGTGGATGGTGCCCACGGCAGTGGAGGGGTCACCACAGGTGGGTCAATCTGGTCGGCAATCTGCTGGGCTACATTGGCCTCATATGCAGCAACCTGCTCAGCGCCCATAGCAGCTTGCACCCAGCCAATGACCTGCGCTTCGGTCAGGTCTTCATATGGCGTAAAAGGTGCGTCAGGATCAATGGTCACGCCCTGAGAGCCATATACGCTCCCCACATATGTGCCGTCCGTTCCGGTCAATGTCCAATGTACGGTGAAGACCACATCGGTCTCGCCGTCGTATTCTGGATAGGCGTCCATCTGTTGTACGCCCCAAGTGTTCGTGATGGTCATCATTCGGTTCCTTCTGTTATCTCTACCCAAGCCAGTGTGGCTTCGTCCCAGTAATATGGTTTGCCGTCATCCGGCTTTGGTGTGGGTGCATCCCACAGGCAAGTGTCTTCATCAAGTAGCCACGACGAAAATGGCGATGGCGGGATAAACGCATCGCGCTCTGCGTCATAGGTGTAGCCAATCCCCGCATAGTTCTTACGCAGCGGACGCCCTTCGGGGTGCTGGCCTCCATGCGTGTTGTAAGATGTCTGGATGAAAAGCGCAGGGTCGCCAAAAAGGCCCGTGTCGATAACGTCCTGCTCAATGACAAGCACTTCTGCGACGATGCCGTCGATAACTTTGGCAAAGTGGCTCACGCCGTGTAACTCCCCGATGAGTTAAATTGCATAATAGTGTTTGAGCCGCTGGTCGTGACCGTCGGTGAACCTGTCGTGGCACCGCTATAGCTGGCAGTCGGTACGGAAATAATGACCACACCGGAGCCGCCTGCACCGCCTGTGCGCAGAATGTTTGTGGGTCCAGTGCCTGAACCACCACCACCACCGCCAGTGTTCGCGGTGCCCGCAGAGCCATTGGCGTCTGCGCCACCATTACCCCCGCCGCCAGCGCCGCCTGTGCCAGCAGCCGAACTGGAAGTCCGTTTGCCGCCGCCGCCGCCGCCAGCGCGTGTGACTGATGTGCCCGTTATTGAAGAAGCTGTTCCATCCCCTCCGGGCGCGCCAGAACCAAAGCTGCCAGAGCCTCCCGCGCCAGCGCCGCCACCCCCGCCTCCGCACTGTACGTCACCATTTGAGGTGCTGCTCTGGCCAAAACCACCAGAGTTGCCTTGTCCTGAAGTTCCCGCAGCGCCGCCGGGATTGCCTGAAGCGAATGTGCCGCAACCGCCGCCGCCAGAACCCCCAGAGTTGGGCGCGGTTACAGAACCGAACGAAAGGCTTGAGCCACCACCGCCACCTCCTATGGCAGTCTGGCCAAGTGCCGAAGAGTTGCTGCCGTTGTTGCCGATAGCCACACTGCTGGGGGAAGCCCCGCCAGCACCCACCGTAATGGTATATGTGGTGCTTGGAGTTAACGTCGAAGTGCCTGCTAGGTAGCCTCCGGCACCGCCCCCACCTGTACCACAGTTGGTGTCAGCGGTACCGCCTGAAGCACCGCCAGCGATGACCAGATAGGACGCTGTATACGCGGCCTTAGCACCCGCACCAAGAAGGGCGCACATTACTCCGGACATCAGGTAACGCCCGCCCCGGAGATATACCAGCGGTTTGTGCCGACCTTAAGGAGTGTGGCCACGGACCCAATCGCCATTGTGCGAGTGCCAGTCGTGGCAGCGCCAGTACCTGCAAGCACAAGGGTAACACCCGAAGCCGGAACAACCGTCTTTGCTGCGTCTTCGACAACAATCGTGATCGCCGCGCCGATAGGAAAGGCTGTGGTGGCATTGGCCGGAATTGTAATAGCAAACGCACCAGCCGTAGCATAAACATGGTCACCTTGGTCAGCCAGCGCCAGCGTGTAGGTCGATGTCTGTTGGTTCTGCGGCAGACCCTTGTAGCCAACGGCGTCAGCGAGGTCAGCGGATGTGATACCGCCTGTGCTGAGGATGCGGAAGCGTTCGTTACCATTGGTACGGAACGCCATTGCGCTTGAACCCTGAACCGTAATAAGACCGGCATCAGTACAGGCGATTAGGCCATTTTCAGCCGTCACCCCACTGTTGGTGAACTGAAGGGCCGCAGCAGTTGCAGTGGCATTTGAGCGTAAACGCGCCGCATAACCAAGACCGGAGGTCGTGTCCGCTGCCGAAACGTCAAGCCTGTAGCCGGGGTCTGTGTTGCCAATCCCGACGTTGCCACCGCTGACAATACGCATACGCTCTGTGGCACTCGTTAAGAACGCAATTGGAGCAGCTTCTTGCGTAATAATCGCAAGCGCACCTGTCCCGCGATGCTCGACATTGCTACCGCTGTTTGCACCTCCGTTGGTGCGGATTAGGCGGAGGCCGTTATTGTAGGTCGTGTCACCCTGAAGGTCGATAAAGCTGTAGCCGTTACCACTACGACCAGAGCCAACGCGGATATATTGGTCGCCAGTCGAAGCGCCGGAAAGCAACATGCTTCCGCCCGCACCGACATCTAACTCCTCACCCGGCGAACTCGTACCAATCCCGACAAGACCCGCGCTGGTGATGCGCATACGTTCTGTGCCATTGGTAACAAAGGTTGCAAATCCAGTAGCGCCAAGTTCAATATTTCCAGAAGCACCAGCAAGGTAGCCGACGCCTGTCCCACCAACGCTTAGGCCGTAAAAAGCAGTGGTCGTCCCGTTGACTTGGACAAGACCACGATTGGCAGCAGAATAAGCAAAAGAACTCGTACCAATCCCGACGTTGCCGCTGGCGTCGATGCGCATCCGCTCTGTGCCACCGATACCCAACAATAATGCTGTGCCGGAACTATCGCTAGTAAGAATACCGCCGCCAGAAACGCCGCCAATCAGTACGCCAGTATTAGGAGTGCTGTTGCGGAAATAACCTTGGTAATCCGTAGCCGACACCGCCTGAACGCGGTAGCTTGGTGAACTCGTACCAATCCCGACGTTTGTGCCGTCAAAGACAAAGTTGGCAGAACCAGCAAAAGATCCGCTGCTATTGTACTGAACCTGCGTGTTGCTGCCGCCAATCGCTGGCGTAGCGCCTGTGGGGCCTGTCGGACCACCAGCACCGGTCGAACCAGTTGGGCCAGTAGTGCCTGTTGGTCCAGTCGGGCCTGTGTCGCCCTGCACACCCTGAGCGCCTGTAGGACCCGTGGGGCCTGTCAGGCCGGTAGCGCCGGTCGGGCCAGTGGGGCCTGTAGCACCTGTGCTGCCTGTGGCACCGGTTGGGCCAAGCTGGGTGTACATGACCTGTTGAGCGGTGAAAATTACACCCGGAATAGCGGGCGACACCGGGGTAGTCCCAGCAGGCACTGACTGAATTGAGATGGCCGTGTTTGTAGTGGCCCAGATCATTTCGATATAATCGGTGGCCGCGACCTTCAGAATAAAGTTAACGGTCATCAGGCCATAGCCATCTATGCCGCCGTGTCTTTGCTGAATACTGAGTCGCGTATCACTGTCTGGAATATCGCCAGTGCTGCCGCTATCGTTTTTCCGCAGCCAGACATTTACGTCATGAATTTGCGTGTCTGTGTTCACAAATTGAATTGAAAATGTGAGGCTATAGACGCCTGCGCTTGCAAACGTGACGCGGCTGCCGGACGCTACAGTAACCCCGTTGTTATCGGGATCAGCGCTATTAAGATTGACCGAATAAGCCGTGTTTGCGGCAGCGGCTGTTTGGTCAGTCGTATCCCAGAACGACCCCCAATAGCCAAGCGCACCGCCAGACCCTGTTGGCCCCTGATTTCCGGTCGGACCTGTTGGGCCAGTGCCCCCGGTATTGCCAGTTGGACCTGTTGGGCCTGTTGGGCCAGCGACGGTCGAATCAGCGCCTGTCGGTCCTGTAGGACCTGTCGCTCCTTGGATACCCTGAGCGCCCGTTGGGCCAGTTGGGCCAGCAACAGTTGATGCAGCGCCGGTAGGACCGGTGGGGCCAGTTATCGAAGCGCCGGTTGGTCCAGTAGAACCCTGAGCGCCAGTGGAGCCTGTTGGCCCGGTTGGGCCGGTAACAGAAGGCCCAGTAACACCCTGCTGGCCCTGAGCCCCTGTGGGGCCAGTTGGACCGGAAACACCCGTGGGACCGGTGTCGCCTTGCGCACCTGTTGGGCCGACGGCACCGCCAGCGCCTGTACTACCAGTTGGCCCGGTTGGCCCTGTGGCACCTGTCGGACCAATTCCGCCTTGTGCGCCCGTTGGACCAGTTGGACCTGCCTGAAGCCCTGCAACAGCCAACGTGGTCGTGCGACGCGAAACACCAGCTTGGACAATTTCCAACTGCTCTTCGCCACTCAATGATGTGGCAAGTGGAAGCTGAGGAATTGTTGTATTAGCCATTGTTAAATCCCCGTCTGCGGTATCTGGGTGAAGCCATATGGCAGGCCAACCAGAGCCGTGACCATGTTTGTTGTGCCGGTGAGCAGCGATGCTGCCGGTATAGCCTTATTTGTCTGATAGGTAAATGCCGTAGCAGTTGTAACCGTGATGCTGTAAAATCCACATGCGTCAGGATCTGAAAGTCCTTCGACAGAGATTTGGGCGTCAGTTACAAGGCCGTGAGCCGCTGAGAACGTGACCGCAATTTGATCTGTGCCAACGGCGGAAACCGACAAGGGGTTAAGCTTGACGGAGAAATGCTCTTTGCCAACCAGCGGCATGACTGCGCCTTGGGTCAGCCCGGTTGGCACCCCAGTTTGCTGCGTCAGCAAATTCTCGCCATCTTCGGTGGAGAGCGTCACATTGACGGGAATTGGGATGCCTGTGGTTGGGTCGATGATCGGTGGCGCTGTGACTGTCTGGTAATCAGTCTCAGCCTGCCGGAAATCCTGCACACGCGCCTGCATGATAGGAATAGGATCGGCGGGCACCACAATAGCCCGCAACTGGTCCTGAGGCGTATCCACGCAGCTATTGCAAACAAGGATGCGGATATTCTGCAAAGCAGCCCCGCGCCAGTCATACTGCCACTGAAGATCGACATGGTTGTAACGAAACCCGCAGCGGTCACAGATCGCATGCGCTTGGGGGCTGGATGAACTTGTTCTGGCCCGACCTGACTGTGAGGCGTATGCCATTTATTCTACCTAAAATAGCCAGAGATCATTGGGGAAATGTACTGCTGGGCGGTTTCCACGTTCTGCATTGCCGCAATCTGATATGACTCATCCGCCAAAGGCTTCAGGATTTGGACGCGATCTGGTGCCCAAATCATGGCCAGACGCTGCGCCAAACCATAGGCAAAAGCCTCAAGGAAATAATAAGGGACATTAACTGTCTGCCCATTGGTAAAATCCGAATCATCAATCTGGCATACTTGATAGAAACTCAAGGCTGTCTGGGTGCCGTCCGGAACGGGCCACAGCGTCACATTTCCGCTGATCAGGCGATCCTGCCAATATGTTGTCGGGAAGCCCTGCTGCTCTTTATTTGGATAAGAAGCATATTCTGTGCGGCTGATTGGCAAAATTAAGCGGTCAATTGACTGCCCTGTCTCACCTGTAATTTGCCCTGCGGGCACTGTCTGAGATATACTGACAGTCCAACTGCTTCCTGAGCCAGCGGTAATGATGGTTCCGGTAATGATGCCATTACCAGAAATCGACATGCCAATTGACGGCGTCCCGGAGGTCACTATCAGGCTTGTCCCGCTGATCGACCCCGTGAACACCTCTCCGCTTGTGACGATATAGGTATCCAGCATGACGATGTTGTTGCCGGGTACGCTGTATGTTGATTGGCCAGCGACAAGGGGGATTGTTTGGCGCGTGACCGTCCATAGGTTCACACCCTCAGAAGACCAGCGGCCAAGAAGCAGGTTCGACGCCATGCGCGCCGACTCCATATGCTCCTGAAGCAGCGCGGTATTGCGAATTCCGCACAGGTTAAAGGCATACAGCGTCAGTTCGCCAAGCGACGGATTATAATTAAAAGTGCCGCTTACGGTCATGCCGATATTCCTTAGTTGCCAGCGCCAGTCTGCAATACTGTCATGGAAACAGAACCAGAGCCACTGTTTTGCACCATGCGGATGCCCATAACGGGTTGATTTAAAGCAACCGCCTGAGTGGTGGTCTGAGCGCCAAGGCCAGTAACAGTGACCCAGTTCCCGTTGGCAGGAACATATCCGTCAGCTTGGATTTGATCCAGCGTGTACTGAACGGTGTAGTTTGCTGTGCCAGTCACAGTGCAGACAATCGTCGCCTGAAACTGAGACATGAAGGGGTCGAGCGCTACAGGGGCGGTCGCTACAGCGCCGCCGCTGGCATTAGATGTGGAACGTGTAATGGGATACATGGAAAGTTACTCCTCAATCAATAACGCATACTAGCACTTAACGTCCCATCTTTTAAGCGCCAAATTAATTCGGCTGTTGGGATCGTGTGCTGTTTTAGCCGACGTAAGCTTTTCTTTCATTCCGCACATTCGTGAACGGAAGTTATCGCGCCTATCTGCTGCCGCAGGGCTGCGACTTGCCTCTTCAGCGGTGACCGGGCGCTTGATGTCGCGACCCTCTGCGCGCAGGGATGCGCGCCCTTTTTCGTTTAACCCGCCAGACTTAGACTGACCTTCTTTACGTTGCCAAGCATCAGACATACCGCTCTCCATAGTAAAACGGGGGCCGCTAAGCCCCCGTTCTATTTCAACAAGATCTTAGCGATCAGGTCAACGAACCGCTGACATTGCGACCCTTTGCAGGGGTGCCTTGACGAGCGGACGAGAACGGACTGCCATTGTCGCAAGCCCCACCGGACTTACGAGCCTTGCGGCCAGCGTGGTGCATGGCATCCATGCCCTTAACTTTGCCAACAGTTTTGCCGCCGCGCTTGCGCTTTTCGGCTTCTTCGTTGACGTTGCTTTGATAGGTGTAGCGCAAGTTCTTTTGGGCAGAGTCCTGCGCCATTTCATTTACACCACCCGAAGCGCGTGATTTACGACCCTTCATATCGAGTCTCCTTATGCCGTGAGGTTATTGGACTGGATATAAGTGACGGTCAAAACACCGACGCCAGTACCCGTGTTTGTGGATGTAACCAAGACCTGAATGTCAGTCGAACCAACATCCGTCCAGTTGGCAATAGCTGCATCAACAGTGCCGGGGTTGGCGCTGACGATACCCTTTGTGCCACCTGCAACAGCGCCAGCAGCAGTCAGCGCCGTGGCCGAAGCCGTGGTGCCAATGCCAAGCGTCGATGCAGCACCTGACCAAATAGTCGAAACCGTCAGCGTAATGCTGAGGATTTGACTGTCAGCAGGGATCACAATGTCAGTCGTGAAGACACCAGCAGACGAACCATTGGTGGCCTGCGTAATTGCCTGTGACTGAGCCATGACCGCATAGCCAACATTGGCCGTGCCGTTATAGCCACCAACACCAGCAAGATTGCCGGTGCCGTCGCTCTGGAGGACGTTGCCTGCCTTAATCGGCCCGGTAAAAGTAGTAGTACCCATGGGGACCTCCTTTAAAGTTCCCCCTCCCCGTTAAGAGAGGGGGTGCCGATTAATTAAGACGTTGGGAACGAACCGAAGATCGAACGCCAGTTGTAATAGCCGAAGCTATAACGCTCATAACCCTTGACCAAGAGGTTGTCGGTTACGAAATCGACTTGCATGTCGGTTTCGAACTTGACGCGCTCCATGTACGACAGACCGTCGATGTTGGTCAGAAGGAACCAAGCGTAGGCCGACGTCAAGAAGTCGTTGACCATGTAGCCTTCTGGCAGACCACCGCTGGTGCTGAGGATGGCGTTGACGTCGTTGTCTGCTGTACCCGGACGGAGTTCCGTCTTGGTGAGGCGGATAGCGACAGGCTCAAGCTGTGGCGGAACGATAAGCTTACGGCCACGGGCGAATACCTTCAGACCAGCTTGATCCTTGAAGTTCGTGCGGATCGAAATCATCGCGTTCAACAAGGTAGCTTCGTTAAGGTCAACCTGAGTGGTTGGCGTGTTGGCAACCGTACCACCGTCAATTGGGTGAGCAGTCGAGCAAAGCGCTACGCCGTCACCGCCAATGTTGGCGTTGTAGGTTGTTGCCGTGTTCAAGATGTTCGCACCGTAGATTTCCTTGGTCTGTTGGAATGACTCAATCAGGCCGAGGTTCGATGGTTGGAACTGGGTCTTGTACAGGTTATCGTCGATGGCTTTACGCGTAATTGCATAGCCGAGAGCAATTTCGTTATGCTCTTGGTTGTATACATAACGCTCACCAGCGCCGTTATCGAAAGACGTTTGACCGCCTTCAGTCTTCAACTGAGCAAGGCCGAGGTAACGCATTTCAGCGGTACGTTCGAGCGCCAGCTTCGAATCATGCTTTGTGAAGATCTTGTCGTACTGAGATGGGATCATCTCGTACTTGCCTTCTACACCCCGCAAGCCGGGGAGCAGAAGGTCTTTAATTGCTGATAAATTAACAGCCATGGTACCTTACTCCCTTAAATGCCGCTGAGGGTCTTGGTGGATACGTTGTTGAACGCAACAATTGCATAATTGTATGCGCCAGCTTCCGTACCATTAGCACCCGGAGGCGCTGTGTCGAGGCCAACAACCTTGAACGGCAGCGTGGCTGTCGTTGTTGGTGTGACGGTGATGTCGATGTATGCGCCAGAAATGCCGCTCATCGTGTTGGGTGTGCCATAGGCGAACTGCACGTTGGCACCGATGTCGGTGACAGCGAGACCGGTCGAGGACGAACCACCAACCTGAGCCAAGAACTTCGCGTTTGGATCATTGACGTAATAAACTTCGACAGTGTTTGTCGAAGCAACGTCAGCAGCGCCCCAGAAGTTCGACCAAACGGTACGCTTCTGCGAAACTGAAAGATACTTACAGCCGACGAAAACGCCAGCAAGAATGCCAGTACCGGGAGTGGTAGGATAAATCGAACCATTCGCGTTCTGGAATACAGGGTCACCGAAATACATAGCAGCGGTGTTATAGGCGCAGAAGCCAACAACCTGCTCGTAAGTCGGAGCAGAACCAGTTCCACTGAACTGGCTAAAACCGAAAGGCGCAAAAGTATTTGCCATGACGGATCTCCTTTAGGGAAGCCATCATCGCGCACCGGGGCGACTAAGACTGAGGGTTTTTGAGCCTCCGCACCGGGGGAAGCGGCACGATAAATCGCTTATTTTTTCGGCTTTGTCAACAATGCAATAAAAAGGGCGGCATATAGCCGCCCAATTTACCAATTTTTTTATGAAGGAATCGGAATTGAGTCGTATGATTTCCGAATATTAACCAGTGACTGGTCTTTATTTGCCCGCTCAAACTGGCCGCCTTCTGCGGAATTTAGCTGGGCCTCCTTCTGCCGGACCTGATTACGCGCCTTGCGCAATTCAATGGCGCGGGCTTCGTCAGAAATTTCCGACGGACGCTCCATTAGAACCATGCCTTTACGCTCAATAATGGGGTGATCACCATTATTTGGCATGTAAGATGGGTGACGCGCCGTTGGGACGGGCTCCCAACCAGCGCGGGCCAAAGCTACCTGATACGCAGGATCTTCGGCACCCAACAGAAGCTTGCGCTTCCATTCATATTCCCAGCCCGGCGGAATATCATTTTTATCGATAAAGAAGTCATCAGTGCCTTCATCCATATCGCCAAGGTGATCGCGGAGTTCTGCGGCACGGCGCGCAGCACGGGTGCGGGGGTCTTCTTCACGCATTGGGGCCCGAATATCCGCACGGATATTTGGTGCAATATCCGCATGCGTTGGGGCTGGTGCCGCAGAAAGTGGCTCAAATGCCTCTTCCAATACATGCATATTAACGGCTTCTGCGGCGGTTTGGGCTGCGTGATCAAGGGCTTCCTTAACCTTTGGTGGGCGTCCGCGCTTTTTAGGTGCAATAGGTTCCATAATAATACTCCTCAAATTTAATTAAGTTTGCCTTCTTTCTGAAGGGTAAGCTTGTTGCGTCCATACTCTTCAGGCGTCATGCCCATCATGCTTGCCATTTCACGCTCTGCTGCGGTCAGGGTGACGCGGTTTGGCTTGCTTCCGCCGCCACCGCCACTGCGCGAAACAGGTGCGGCTGGTGGCGCTGAACGACGCTGCGTCGGCTTTGCAGCGTCGGCCATGGCGTCATAATCACCGCCGTTATCCTGACGGCGGATGCGCAGCGTGTCTTCAATTGCCGCAAAATAATCGTCCGAATCCGCAGGAATATCATCTGCCATGGCCAGATTGTGTGCTGCCAGCATCTTCTGATACAGGCGTGGATCGGTTGCGTATTCCGGATTCCGACGCACCCAATCAGCAGAACGCGGCGAAAGCTGCGATGCCAACGCCTCAACAGGATCAGCCACATAAGGTGTTGGGGCTGGCTGCCGTGGCTGGTTTTCCAGCGCCTGCTTGCCTTGCTCAAGCTGAAGAAGCTTGGCTGCGTTGGAAGACATCTCCGACTGAATATCCGCCGCAGTGTCAAAATCACCCATAGCCATGGCGTCGCGGTAATTCGCCTTGAGGATATTATTGTTCTGGATGACTGTGTCGATAGCATTCGACACCAGATGCAGGCTTGTGTCCTGTACCTCACCTTTGGCCTCATAAGCCGAATATTCAGCTTCGCTTGCGCGGCGCTGGGCTTCCTGACGCGCCTTGCGCTCAGTCTCCAACTGTTCCCTTAAGGCTTCAAGGGTGTTGTCTACAGGATCAGCTTCAGCGGCTTTTTCCTCTGACTTTTCGACAATAATGTCTTCGGCTGGCTTTAAATCTTCGCCCAAATCAATTTCAAATTGGTCTTCTGTGTTATCTTCAATATTCATTTTCGCCTCCTTACCAGATCATATCGGGATGTGGGACGCTGCCCCGGATGTTTGTGTCCTTTAGCGCACGGCAAAGCACGTTGTTGACGGTGATCGTCCAGCCATCTGACGGACGGTAAACAACCCAATCATGCAGCTTTACATCCATGTCGCGGAACCAATTGCCGTTGGGATCGTCAAAAGCTTCGGAACCCATTTTAACGACAAGGCCGACTTTGCTTTGGTGACGGTCTTCGTCACGGTGCTGATCCGGCAGGTAAATGCCGCTCTTGGTCTTTTCTGGGCGCAGATAAACGGCGACCACCACCTCGTTGTGGAACACCTTGTACTCTTCAATGTCGCCCAGCGCCTGAAGGATTACCTCCTTTGGGTCTTCTTCATGGGTCATATTCATATGTGGCATCTAATTTTTCTCCATAGTTATCGTTCAGAAATAATTTTATTGACCTCTTCACGCAGGTCTTCAAACTCGCGAAGGCCTGCGATCCTACCAACTTGGTATTTGTAGTCGGAATAATCAACGACTGCATGTGCGTTTGTGATGTTTTCTGAAAGGGTGGCGATGCGCGCCTCAACGAGTTTCAGCAACTCGAATTCAAATAGATTATTAAAATTCATCGATAGGTCCTATAAAATAAAATATTGGGCGACGCTCTTCCAACCAACGCCGCCCAAACTCAATTACTTCTTGTGTTTTTGGATCTCCGTCTTTTCCAAACGACCCAGACCGCTACCAGCGCCTGCATCCATGTCCTTGTACGAGCGATAGGTGCGGCCACCGCGCTTACGCGGCATTGGCTGCGGGCCAGCGCCCGGACCACCCATTGGAGGCGCAGGCATTGGGGGAGGCGGCATTTGCATAGGTGGACCAGCTTGTGGCTGTGGGGGAGGCGGCATCTGCACTGGCACACCCTGAGGTGCCGGTGCCTGCTGCGCATCGGGGTCCATCTGCGGCTGGCCTTTACCAGTTGCGATCACGATGTTGATATTGGTGCCGCTCTTTTTCTTCTTAGCGCGACCACCGCTGTTCATTTCAAGGCCAGCAAGGCTGCCACCATCGCGCTTTGCAATGCGACCGCCAACCTTTTCCTGCGTCTGCATTTCGCCATCCAGAGATGTAAGGCGACCGCCGCGCTTTTTGCCTGCGACTTCTGGACCGGCTGCTGGAGCGCCATCTTTCTTCTTAAAAAGCTTGTCGTATGCCAAGGCACCAAGACCGCCCATAAGGATTTCTGGGTTTCTTATAGCCGCGCCAATAGCGCCGCCTTTAAGAGCATAATTACCAACATCTTTCAGAACGCCACCAAGGCTTTTGCCGGTGCGACCGCCCTTATTCAGACCCTTTGCCGAATGCTGCGTGTCGTGCTTCTTGTCCATCTTGGACTTTTCCCAATCCGACATCGACATGCCGTATTTTTTAGCAAGCTTCTTGTCCTGCGCCTCATCCTTGGCAGAACCTTCCCAAGCGCGACCACCAGATTTACGCACGTTACGCATGTAAGCTGTTGCTTCTGATACAGTCTTTGGCGAAGGACCTGAGCGCTTGACTGGCGCTGGTGGGGCTTTCTTTGGCTTAGGCGCAGGGGTTGTTTGACCACCGCCGGGTACCATGCCGAGTTCCTCGTTGGTCATACGGCGACCGGAGTCAGTTGTGGGGCGCGTGGAAATGCCCTCCTCCATTGGTCCGCCATAGGCTTTTTTCACAGCCCGACCACCCGTTTTCAGGGCACCGACGTGTTTTTTACCCTCACGGGCTTCGTTGGCGTCTTTGTAGTTGCGATTGACAAGAGCATCGACGGTAAGATGCTTGCTGCCTGAGCGCGGCTTCTTGCCTGCATGCTTCTTGGCGTCAGCGCCGGAAACAGCGACAACCTTTCCGCCCTTCTTGTAAGCGCGGCGTGAGATCGGGCGCATGCCGGTCTTGGCTTCGGAGTTCAAAACCTGTTCTGGACCATAGTCAGAAGCGTCAACCTTGCCCGACTTTGCTGAGGTTAAACGATGAATTTTTGCGCGCATTGCGCGACGAGCGTTGCGGGACATCTCTGACATTACAGTCTCCTGTCTTACCGAATTACCGGCGAATAAAAGGTTCCACAAAATTGTGGCTGCAAGAGCATTACCCTTTTTTCAAACCCTTTGCAATCATCAAGGCGCTGCGGACTTTTCCGCCCTTCTTAAAGCCCCGCTCCTGCTTCTGGCGGCGGTCTTCCATGATGTTATCCAGCCATTCTTGTGTGGCGTCTTGGTATGGAACCTTGGTCATCAGGGACTGCTGGAACAAAGTCTGACCAGCAGGTGAGTCGTAATCAATTGCCTTTCCGCTTTTGTCCTTTGTTTTCAGTGTTTTAAAGAAATCACTGAACATAAGCTTTGCAGGGATTGGGACGCTTGACCCGCCCATATACCCTTCATCTTTAGAAGGAATAAGGGCAGGATAAGTTTTATGCTTAAGATCTGGATTGGTTACGATGCGACCAGATGGCTCAACTTGAGAAAAAGCGCTGCCCGTTGATAGGCGCGGCGCACCAAGGAGTTCAGGTGTTGACGCAGAAAAACGGACTTCGCCAATGTCTGGAAACCCAGCTTTTTGCCATTTTGAACTATCAATCTTTTTGGCGAAGAATGATGCATGCGTACCGGGCCTTCCAGCAAAAAACTGCTCAGCCTCTTCTGTATTCATAATCCCCGGCCACGCCATGGGATACTTTTTAGATGGCGGCAGCGCCTCACGCATCATGTCATCAAATTCATCAATGTGCTTTTGTTGAATTGGTGAATGCGGGATCATGCGGAGGATCGGTTCATAGGCATGGTGCGATGAATCAACACTTCCAAGGCCCATTGCGACGTGCGTACCAATTGCAGGCGTACCCTCTGGCGTCTGCGATGCGATTTTTTTGGCAAGCGTTTTAGCTGCGCCGACGCGGTTACCGTATGCCGCAGGATCGCGGCCCTGCGCAAACTCTGAACGCATAAATCCAGCGCCACCCTGCTGTTCACTGGGGTCGGTCAGATCTGTTTGACCTGATTTAAGCAAAACTTGGTCAGCGGGTGACAAGTCACCTAGGAATGGGAATATTCGCGAACCGCGACGCTGCATTTCCTCAAGGTCCGCCTCTTTGCTAGGAAGCATGAAGCCCTTCTTGATGATGGTTGATTCCATTTCCTCAAGCGGCTTGCCAAACTTGCTCATTTTGACGTTTCCGGCGTCCGGATAGGATGCAAGAACGTCGGAGCCCTTGATTGTAATCTTACGCGCAAGAGCGTGTTGAGCCCTTTGCAGGTATTCTTTAAACTTTTCAGGATCGACGCTTGAGTCGTTCAACCCCGCCATGCCGATTGTTTGGAATATCTTGGCAACTGGATGGCTGAGTATGCCATCCTCATCGCCATCGCCTTGCGCACCACCATTTGCAGCATGGTGCATGGCGCGCACAACGTCTTCGTGTGTGGTTTCGTCATTTCCAGCCTTGTCCCACACCGCATGGTGAGTGAGGTGCTGGTAATATGGCTTCAAATGCTCAGGAAGCGATAGGTCCATGGCACTCTGGCGCGCCGCAAGCCGATCAACGGCTTCAACACCGCCTGCACCGCCCTTTTTAGCGATGTACTTGCTGGCTTCCTTTGTTGGACGCCCGGTGTGCAAGATAATCTGGCGCGCATCCAGTGTCGGCTGGTCGCCGCGACCCATAAGCGACGCAAGGAAACCAGACTTGCTGGGGCCGACGCCGCGAATGTGCTGCGTGAACGCCCGCCATTCTTCTGGGGTGCTTGCCATCAGGTGACCGGCATGAACAAGTTCAGACACCTGCTTTTCCTTGCCCGGAAGGTTAAGCGCAGCCCATGTTAGAGCGTCAGGAATGTCTGTCTGGTGACGGCCAAATGGGGCCATAACCTTAATAGCGTCTTCGATTGCTGCCTGATGGATGTTGCCCTTTTCTGCGGCATCAAGATACGCCTGACCGGCTGGCGTGTGCAGCCACTCGCCAAATGCGCCTTCGGGGCGAATCTTCCCAGTCATTTCTTCCGGCAGATCAAGGCCAGATGCGCGCAGCTTATTAACGTCTGCGGCCTGACGCTGGATGCTCGACCGGGTGATGGTGTACGCCTTAATCAAGTCGCGTGGCGTAAGGCCGCTGCTCCCGGCGCGCTGAGCGATATTGTCCATGAAATCGCCAAACTTTTCGACGTGCGAAGGAATTTCCTTCAAACCGCCAAGGCTTTCTTGGACGTCTTCAACCGGACGCCAATTCCAGTCAGAAATGTGCTGCGTTTCTGGATCTTGGTATGCCTCAACGTCGCCGCCAGCGGCATAAGCATGGTCTTTGGGGTCGCCAAATACAGGGTTCTTGGCCAGAACCAGAGGCCCCACCTGAAGAACCTCCTCTGCCATGTGAATGGGCTTGCGGTGGTTGGAGCGGTCATAGAAATAGCTGTGACGCTCCGGGTCCATCCCAACTTGAACCCATTCAGGACTGTCCAAAGCATCTTTTGCCATTTCGTGGATGTCATCGACAGATGTCTTTTTCAGGCGTCCATCAATGTGCGCAAATGGCGACTTGGCGCGGCCCTTAGCAACGGCCACAGCCTGCGACTCAGGCATGTCAAATGTGGCGTCGGTGATGTGCGCCGCTCCCTGATGGGAGAAAGCCCTACCCCCCTGCAACAGGTCGTGCATGGTCGGCACCCAGACGCCATGTTTGGTGTATGCCGGAATGTCGAGGCGTAGACCAACAGGGTGGCCCTCCTGATATTCGTCAACGGCATTGATTTTGTGGTGCTTGTTGGTCGTAAGACCGCGCAGCATATCCTCTTCCGTAGCGGGCGCTGGGACACTTTCATAGGGCGTCACGGGCTTATGCTGGTCGATTAGGTTGTGGTAATGCTCTTGATCAAAGTCAGGTGTGCTAATGTTCTGGGCATATTCCTGAAGATCAGGAGAACGCCCCGCAATAACACCGCCAGCGGCGTATGTGTGGTCAGGTAAATCAAAAGAAAAAGGATCGTGCGACTGGAACTGCTCAAATGGATTGTCGGAACGTCGGGCAGGAAGCCTTCCACCCATGGAAAACTGAAGCGGTTTTCGCATTTCTTCGTAATCAGGCTCACCGACCTGCGGCAAAGGCACACGCGCAAAGTTTGGATCGACCATGGCCGCAATATTTCGTGCGGTCATGATTGCTTTGCGGATAGCCTTTGGGTCTTTCATTCGCCTTCGCCTTCGTTGAATTTACGCTCTGACGGGCCAACCAGTGGCTCGACAGCCTCAGCCTGCTCTGGATGCATCACAAGGTCGCGGGCAAGCTGCAACATGGCAACACGCTCACGGCTCTGGCGGTCCAGATCGCGGTTCTGATCTTCAACCATACGCTCTTGATGGCGGACACCAACTTCGCTTTGCTTGGTTTGGGCATTAATCAAATCAGCTTGTGCAGCAGTCATAGCTGCCTGACCCATTTCTGGCGCGTCCTGCTTTGGCGCAAAGGCACCGGACTGGATCTTGGCTTGCGTTTCTGCCTGACGTGCCTGCGCTTCGATCATGCGCGCATTTGCGGTCATTTCGTCAGTCTTCATCTTAGCCTGAGCCTGCAACAATTCAGGTGGCGGCGATGCCTGAGCATTTGGCGGTGCCATGAACTGCGATGGGTTGGACCAGCCGATAGCCTGCAACGCAGCAACGTCGATGGCGATTGGATCGTACATCGATGGGTTTGCCTGCTGAAGCTGCTTCAGGGCGGTGATTTTCATGATACGCTGGCCCTGCGACGCCGTGTTGGGGTCAGCCTGAGGCGTCAGGTCAAAGTCATTCAGCGCCTGAATGAAGGTTGCCTGATCCCATGACATGGTTGGCTTAGCGTTGCGCTGCCAGAAGCTTTCAGGGTTTTCGCGGAAGCAGTCGCACAGCAACCGGAACTCTTCGGCCTGTGCAGCGTGGAGGCGCTTGTGAACGGAATTCATGACCTTGGTGGCTTGCTCAATCATCGCAAGGGTCGTGCCCACAGGAGCGTCAGCGCGACCTTCACCGACCTGCTGCTCAGATGTGCCGCCGATACGCATGCCGGTCTGCGCCATGTCCCCAACAAGCTGCATCAGCGCCTGCGAAGGCGGCTGGTACGGCAGCGGCATGACGGCTTGTGAGATTGGCATGCCGCCAGTCTTGATCAACGCGCCACCGCCGGGAGGAACGCGGAAAATGTTGGTGTTCTGACGTGCCCCGGTGTCAGCCATTAGGAAGCCGGGGAAGTTGGAGTACATGCCTGCGTCCAGCAACTCGCGCCATGCAGCCGTGATTGCGTTGGTGGTGTTGCCCAGAATGTGCAGGAGGCCGATGTCGTAGAAGCCAAGGCCCGGTACGAACGTATATTTGACGAAATTCTTTTTAGCGACTGGCAGGTCGGCTGTGTCTTCGTCAAAATTGCGGACAATCGACAGGATTTCCTTTGAGGAAACGTCAATGGTTACACGGTATGGGATCTCAAGCCCCGACACCTTGCCTTTGTGTTTATGCTCAAAGCCTTTGATGTCCAGTTCGCAATAGCATTCGTAAATTTCGCGGTCGCGATCCAGTGGATTGGTGGACTCAGTCGAGATACCCTGCTGGTCACGCTCTTCGCGCTGCAATGGATCAAGACGGCGCATGCTAGGTGTACCTAAATCAACGTCGCGATAAACGCCAAGGATTTGCATGCGTTTCACAATCGACGGGCGCATCATGATCCGGTGCGTAATGCGGCGCGCATTGGACAAATCCGTTGCGTCGTTGCTCACGATCAGGTCATCAGCGTCCACAGTCTCCGAAACCGGGCGATTGCGCAGCGGGCAGTAGTAAACCTTCTTGAACGACGTGCCGCCAAAGCCCAGCATGAGCAGCATGCGGTCGGTGTCGGGGTAATATTCGGACGCCGTCGATGTCAGATAGTGGTTC